TAACTTCATCTATATCAGGGGGATCAGTTACTTATTTAGCTTCTAGCTTTATAATGGCTATTTCTTCTTTTACAGAAGAAACCGATATTGCCAAACAATCCCTAGACTTAACTTTATCTGGTGCAGATCAAACTTTTATTTCAACGTGCTTAAATGAAAATGTAGTCAATGATAGTGTTACAATTTATCGTGGTTTATTAAATGATAGTAATGCTTTAATTGCTGATCCATTTCTTTTGTATAAAGGAACGATTGATACATTTGGAATATCTGAATCTGGTGAAGAAAGTAGTATAACTTTAAGGATAGTTTCACATTGGGCAGATTTTGAAAAAGAAAATGGAAGAAAAACAAATAACATATCTCAACAAAGATTCTTTAGTGCAGATGTAGGTATGAATTTTTCTAGTCAAACAGTTCAAGATATTAAATGGGGTAGAGCATAATGGGCTTTAATCCTTTTAAGGCAGTTAAAAAAATTTTCACAGCACCTATTAAGATTATAACTAAATTTATATCTTGGTTAATACCTCAACCAGAAGTACCTGATTTTGGAGATAGTGAATTTGATACTTATGAAAAAGGTATTTTATTAAATAAACAATCTAATGACGCAAATATTCCTATTATTTATGGAACAAGAATGGTTGGTGGAACTAGAGTGTTTATGGAAACAAGTGGAACAGATAACACTTACTTATATATGGCTATTGTTTTAGGAGAGGGTGAAATTAACGATATAACTTCTATTATTATTGATGACAAAACAGTTACTTGGTCAGGAGATTTATCTGACAATCAACAACGAACAGTTGGAAGTGGAGATAGTAATTTTTATAAAGATTCAGCAAGTTTAATTACAGTTGAACCTCATTATGGAACTGATGGACAAAGTGCATCATCATTATTATCAACATTAAGTTCTTGGGGATCAACACACAAACTATCTGGTCTTTGTTATATTGCTTTAAGATTTACTTGGAATCAAGATGCGTTTCAAGGTATTCCAAAAGTTCAAGCAATCGTTCAAGGTAAAAAAGTAGTTGCTTATAATTCAAGTTCAGTAGCACAAACAGCAGCACACTCTGATAATCCAGCTTGGTGCTTATTAGATTATTTAACTAATGCTAGATATGGAAAAGGTTTAGCGATTGGAGATATTGATATTCCAAGTTTTTACACAGCTTCAGGAGTCTGTGATACTGACGTAACACCTTATGGATCAGCAACTGCCATAGATATTTTAGATTGTAATGCTGTATTAGATACTTCAAAAAAAATTATAGAAAATGTTAGAGAACTTTTGAATGGTTGTCGTGGTTATTTACCTTTTGCAAGTGGCAAATATAAATTACTTATTGAAACAACAGGATCAGCTTCTATTACATTAACCGAAGATGATATTATAGGTGGCTATTCATTACAAAGTGAAGATAAAAATTCTAAATATAATAGAGTCATTGTTTCATTTGTTAATCCAGCAAGAAATTATCAAGTCGATGAAGTTCAATTTCCAGAAGTAGATGATAGTGCTTATACGTCAGCAGATCAACACGCAACAATGAAAACTGCTGATGGTGGTTTTTTATTAGAGGGAAGATTTGATATGAAAACAATTACAAGTCCATATCAAGCTTTAGAAATGGCAGAGGTCATATTAAGACGTTCAAGAGATGCTTTAAAATTAAGTATTAATTGTAGTGGCGATGCTTATGATTTAGCCATTGGAGATATTGTGGCTATTACTCATGCAAGTATTGGATTTAGTGCAAAAAATATGAGAGTAGTAGGTATAGATTTTAATGAAGATTATACAATAGGATTATCTTTAATTGAACATCAAGACGCACATTATACTTGGGCAACTAAAACACAAGTAGCAGCAACACCTACTACAACACTTCCTAATCCATTTGTTATTCAACCACCAGCAAGTGTTACATTAGATGATGAATTAATTGAATATAATGATGGAACTGTAATTGTAGCTTTAAATGTAACGATAGGTGCTAGTACCGATAAATTTGTGGACTATTACCAAGTGGAATATAAATTAAGTACCGATTCAGATTATATTATTTATGCACAAGGTTCAGGATTAAATCATAGAGTCTTAAATGTAATTGACCAAAAAATTTATAATGTAAGAGTTAAAGCTGTCAATGCTTTAGGAATTAGTTCAACGTATGTATCAGCAACAAGAACCATAATAGGTGCTATTGAACCACCTAGTGATGTAGAAGATTTTTCTTGTAATATTTTAGGACAAGAAGCACATTTATCTTGGACACAAATACCAGATTTAGATTTAGCTTATTATCAAATTAGATATTCTTCTGTAACAGATGGAACTGGAGATTGGGCTAATTCTGTATCTTTAGTAGAAAAGGTATCAAGACCAGCAACTTCAATTAACGTACCAGCAAGAGTAGGAACTTATTTAATTAAAGCAGTAGATAAATTAGCAAACTTTAGTTCTAACGCAACAGGTATTATTTCTAATGTTACATCAATTCAAAATTTTAATAATATTACATCAGTATCTGAACACCCTGCATTTGGTGGAACATTAACTAATACAGCAATAGTAGATGACACTTTAAGATTAGATTCATCAGAATTATTTGATGCAGCTAGTGGAAATTTTGATGCAGAAACAACTAGATTTTTTGATTCTGGTGTAGCTAATGCAGACTTTTATGCAAGTGGTAATTATTTATTTACAAATGTAGTTGATATAGGTGCTAAACATACTTGCAGACTTACAGCTAGTTTAAAACAAACTTCTGATGATCCAGACGATTTATTTGACAATAGAACAGGATTATTTGATTCTCAAAATTCTAGCTTTGATGGAGATACACCAGCTAATTCTAATGCACATATTGAGATTGCAACAAGTGATGATAACTCTACATATACAGATTTTCAAAACTTTGTTATAGGAAATTACACAGCAAGATATTTTAAATTTAAAGTTGTTTTAACTTCAAGTGATTTAGCTTCAACTCCTGTGGTAGAAGAAGTGTCAGTTACAATAGATATGGAAGATAGAATATTTAGTGGAAATGATATAACATCAGGTGCTGGTGCAAAAACTGTAACCTTTACAAATCCTTATAAAACTACTAGTTATGCAGTTGGAATTACAGGACAAGGAATGGCAACTGGGGATTTCTTTTTAGTAGATACAAAAACAATTAATGGTTTTAACGTAACATTTAAAAATTCAAGTGGATCAGCAGTATCAAAAGTATTTGATTATATTGCAAAAGGGTACTAAAAGGGATATAAGAAATAATTATGGCACAACACGATTATAACATAGCAAACGCATCATTTCCGACAGTTAGAACAGACATTAATAATGTTTTATCTGCTATTAATACTTGTAATTCAGGATCATCAAGACCGAGTGGTGCTGTTGCTGGAACGATTTGGTTAAATACAGCTGGTGGAGCAACTGCCCATATTTTAACATTTTATGACGGAACACACGATATTACTTTAGGAACTATTAACACAACAGCTAATACAGTTGATTGGTCAGATAGTACAGTTGTTGCTGATTTAGTTGGAGACACAAGTCCGCAATTAGGTGGAATGTTAGATGTTAATGGAAATGCACTAGGCGATGGAACTTTAGAACTTTTAAAATTTTCAGAAACTGGAAGTGCTGTTAATGAATTTACAATAGCTAATGCGGCGGCTGGTGCTGGTCCAACTTTATCTGCAACTGGTACTGAAACAAATGTTGATATTAATATAACTCCAAAAGGAACTGGAGATGTTGTTCTTGCTGGAGATACTGTATCAGTAGGAGATAGTGGAGCGGCGGCAACTTTACGTTCAAATGGTGCTGGAACTTTAACTGTAACAACAGGTGGAACAACTGATTTAATTTTAAGTACCAATAATGGAACTAACTCTGGAACAGTTCAAATTACAGATGGAGCAAATGGTGCGATAGATTTAACTACTAATGGAACAGGAGCAATTAAGTTTAATGATATGGCTTATGTTCCACAACAAGCATTAACATCATCTTCAAATGCAGTAGCTTGGGATGCACAAGCCAAATCCAACGCAGTACATATAACAACAGAAAATACGACTTTCTCTGCACCAAGTAATGGAGTAGAGGGTGCTTTTATTTGTTTAGAAATTAATTACAATGGTTCACACACGATTGCTTGGAACACAGTATTCGAATTTGCAGCTTCAACTGAACCTACTACAACAGACACAGATGCAAAAACTGACATCTTTGTATTCAGATACAATGGAGCAATTTGGCAAGAAGTAGGTAGAACTTTAAATTTAAGTGAGAGTTAAAATATGTGGGCATTAATAGAAGATAACGCAATAGTAAAAATGATTAACAATCCAAAAGGTATGGTTATTGGAGATACTCGTTATTCAAGAAACATATTTTCTTTTAGATGGAGTAACGCAGAAAGAGAAGCGATTGGACTTTATGAAGTGGTCTTTGACAACAGCAATAAAAAAGATGAACAATGGTATAATAACACCAATCAGACTTTTGCTTTTGCTGATGATACTGTAACAGCTAGTTATGGATCAGCTACACCTAAAGCACACGCAGATACTTTATTTACAGCACAAGACGAAACAGATGGATTAGGTACAGAGGGAGAAGTTGCTACTAGAGGATTAAAATATAATTTAATTCAAAAAGTTAAACAACAAGCTGCTGGACTATTACAAAATACTGATTGGTACATTACTAGAAAATCAGATGCTGGAACAGAAGTACCAAGTTCAATTACAACATACAGAGCATCAGTTAGAACAAAAGCTGATGAAATGGAAACTGCAATTACTAACGCATTAAATACTCCAGCTTTAGAAACTTTATATACTTACACTACAACAGATGGTGTACAATCAAGACCATTAGGTGAACTACCAACATTGGAGAGTTAATGCCTTTACCATCAATTCCATCAGGAAACGTAGCATCAGCAACAGCATCAACTGGATTTAATGTTGCCAATTCCTGTCGGTTTAATGATGCAGATAGTGCAATTTTAACAAGAACTCTTGGAACACCTACTAATGTAGATAAGTGGACTTTTAGTGCTTGGATAAAATGGGAAGGCTTTGGTGGTGATACTAAAATATTTTCAGCTTATGTAGATGGTAGTAATTTTGGTCATATTCAATTTACAGGATATACACTTTCATATAATGGAACACCATCAGCTGGAACATTAACAACAAGTAGAGTATTTAGAGACGTAAGTGCTTGGTACAACATACAAGTTATTTATGATTCTGGAAATTCAACAGAAGGAGATAGAATACAGATTTGGGTAAATGGAGTAAGAGAAACTTCTTTTTCTACTGAAACTTATCCTTCACAAAATCAAGATGGTGTATTTAATTCTGGTCAACCTCATGGGGTCGGTGGTAGAGCAGATAGTTCACAATTTTGGGGTGGTTATATGGCTGAAGTCGTATTTTGTGATGGACAGGCTTATGATGCTTCTAATTTCGGTGAGTTCGATGAAGATTCTCCTACAATTTGGAAACCAAAAGATGTTTCAGGATTAACTTTTGGTAACAACGGATTTTATTTAGACTTTGAAGCGTCAGATAATCTTGGCAACGATGCAAATGGTGGAACAGATTGGTCGGAAGCTAATCTAGCCGCAGCAGATCAGGCAAGTGACACTCCCACAAATAATTTTTGTGTAATGAATCCTTTAGATAATTTTAAAAATGCTGCAACTTTTTCAGAAGGAAATTGCAAATTAGTTACTGCTAGTTCTCCATATTTTTATAATACAGGAACATTTGGACTATCAAATGGGAAGTGGTACTACGAATGTAAAGTCGCAAGTTCCGCACCAAGCGATTACAATATAATTGGTATTGCTGGAGAAATAGGTGCTGGTACTGCTGGAGATGCGGAATTAGGTGGAACGGGTACTTATGGTTATGGTTATCACGGAAATGATGGAAAATATATAAGTGATGTACCAACTGGCGGAGGTGCTGCTTATGCCTATGGAGCAACTTATTCCACAAGCACTATTGGAGTTTATATAGATTTAGATAATAATAAATTATATTTTACAAAAGATGGCACACTTCAAAATTCTGGAACAGGAATTTCTATTGGAACTTCACCACCACATGGAGTTTTTTTTCCAGCAGGTGGAGAACAATCTACTGGTGGTTCTGCAACTTTAGAGTTTAATTTTGGTGGCTGTCCAGCTTTTGCAATTTCATCAGGAAATACTGATGGTGATTACGGAAATTTTGAATATTCAACAACTATAACTGGAGATGGTGCTAGTAAAACTTTTAAAGCAATATGTACTAAAAATTTAGCGGAGTATGGATAATGGCTTATACAACAATAGACGATCCATCAGCATTTTTTAAATGTCAAAAATATGTTGGGAATGGAAGTGCTGACCACGCAATCACTTTCAATGACACCGATACTGTTATGCAACCAGATTTCGTCTGGATTAAAAATAGAGATCAAAACGATTCGCATTGTATATTTGATGTTTTGCGAGGTCCTGGTAAAGTTTTTAATTCAAATCATTATGAAGAATCCGATGATGCCGATACACTAGATGCTTTTCAAAGTAATGGCTTTAGAGTTGATGCCGATGTTAAAGTAAATACCAATACAGAAAACTATGTTGCTTGGTGTTGGAAAG